CTGGAGCCTGGAGGTCACGACGAGCTACGAGCCCGGTAAGGACTCGATCGCCGAGCGCACGCACAACTACGCGAAGCTGATCGAGAAGGGCGAGGTCGAGGAGCCGTCGCTCTTCTTCTACCACCGGTACGCGAGCGACCGGCACGACCTCGACACCCGCGAGGGCCGCGTGGCGGCCGTCCTGGAGGCGTCCGGCCCCGCCGCCGCCCATACCGACGTCGACTACGTCGTGGGCCTCTCGTACGACCCGGACAACGACCTGGCGTATTGGGAGCGGGTGTGGCTGAACCGCGAGGTCGCCTCCTCCAGTCAGGTCTACTCAGTGACCCGCTTCGACGAGCTGGCCGAGGTGGGCTGGAAACCCTCGCCCGGCGCCCCGATCACGCTCGGCTTCGACGGCTCGCGGTCACGCGACTGGACGGGCCTCGTCGGGACTTGCGTCGCGACGGGTCGTCAGTTCGTCGTCGGCGCCTGGGGCGTCCCGCGCCAGAAGGACGGGAAGCCGGTCCCGGGCTACGAGATTCCCGGCGACGAGGTCGACGAGGTAGTGGCAGGCGCGTTTAGACGCTGGGACGTCCTGCGGATGAAGGCGGACCCGTATTGGTGGGAGAGCTACGTCTCGGCGTGGGTCGGCCGCCACGGCACGGTCCGCATCGGCAAGGCCCGCCAGCGTCGCCGCCACCCGCGCGTCTTCGCGTTCCATACGAACGTCGTCCGGCCGATGGCGCTCGCCGTCCGCGCGCATGTCAATGCCATTGTGTCGGGCGAGTGCAAGAACGACGGTGACAAGCGCCTCCGGGCGCACATCGCGAACGCCCGCCGCGAAGACCTGAGCCTCCTCGACGAGGACGGCCGCCCCATGTTCCGGATGCGGAAGGACCGCCCGGACTCGCCGAACGCGATCGACCTCGCGATGGCGGCGTGCCTGTCCTGGGACGGCTACCGCGACGTGATCGGCCTCGGCGCCGAGGCGTCGGGCAGCTCGCGCACCTTGCACGTCTACTGATCCGAAGGGAGGGCCGCTCGTGCCCGACATGATGGCCGTGCTCGACGCGGCTAACGAGCCCGTGGGCTCCCCGAAGTGGTGGCTCGCGTACCTCAACGCGCGCATGGAGGCCGAGCGTCGCGAGCTGGACCTGTACGACTCGTACTACGAGGGCGACCATCCGCTCTTCTTCGCGACGCCGAAGTTCCGCGAGGCGTTCGGCGACCTCTTCGAGGAGTTCGCGGACAACTGGTGCGAGGTCGTCGTGGACGCAAAGGCCGAGCGCCTGGCCGTCGAGGGCTTCCGCCTGAAGCCCGACGACGACTCCGAGCCCGAGGACTCCGACGAGGCCGCCTGGGACCTCTGGCAGCGCAACGGCCTGGACGCCTACTCCTCGGCCGCGATGCTGGAGGCCGTCAAGCTGAAGCGGTCGGCGATCATCGTCGAGCCCGGCCAGGAGTTCGCCCGGATCACGGTCGAGCACCCGACCCAGGTCTACGTCCATCACGACCCGGGCGACCGGCGCCGCGTCCTCGCGGCGATCAAGAAGTGGCAGGACGACGACGGCACGCTCTACGCGACCGTCTACCGCCCCGAGGGCGCCTACCGCTGGCGGTCGAAGAAGCCCGCGACGTCGATTCTCGGCACGACCTCCGAGTGGGTTCCGCGCGACGATTCGGTGAGTTTCGTCGACTACTTCCGTGTCTTCGGCGGCCTCGTGCCGGTCGTCGGCCTGGAGAACGACCCGAGCCTCCTGCGCGGTGGCCGGTCGGACCTGAAGAAGGTCATCCCGCTACAGAACGCGATCAACAAACTGGCGACGGACCTCGTCGTCGCGTCCGAGTTCACGGCGTTCCGCCAGCGCCTCCTCTCGGGCGTCGAGGTGCCCCGGTACCCCGAGGGCCACCCCCAGGCCGGGGAGCCGATGAACGAGGCTTTTGTGGCCGCCGTCTCGCGCCTCCTCGTGACCGAGGAGCCCGACGCCCGCGCGCAGGAGTGGGGCGCCTCGGACCTCACGTTGTACGTGAAGGCCGTTGAGATGTTCGTCCAGCACGTCGCGGCCCAGACGCGCACCCCGCCGCACTACCTCATGGGGACTGTTGTCAACGCCTCGGGCGACGCCCTGAAGGCGGCGGAGACGGGCCTCGTGTCGAAGGTGCGCGGCACCTCGCGCTACATGGGGCAGAGCTGGGAGTCGGTGATCCGCCTCGGCTTCCTCGCCTCTCCCGGCCAGGAGAAGAAGGCCGGGGCGAAGGCGATCGAGACGCTTTGGCGCAACCCGGAGAACCGCTCCGAGGCCGAGGTGGCCGACGCCGCCCTGAAGCTCAAGGAGCTGGAGGTCCCGGTCGAGGCCCTGTGGGAGCGCATCGGCGCCAGCGCGACCGAGCGCACCCGCTGGGCGGAGCTGCGCCAGAAGGCCCTCGCCGAGGCGATGGCGGCGGCCCTCGCTGGGACCGGCCCCGAGGACCAGGGCCTCCCGAACGAGACGCCACGGGCGGCCTCGACGGGCGTGACCGGCGGCGGGTCCGGTGCCTAGTACGCCCCAGGCGTACCGGCTCACCGACACCTACCGCTCGAACCTCCTCGACCTCCGGGCACGGACGGCGCACCTCGCCGCCTCCGCCTGGATGGCCCTCTCCCTTCGGGACCTCGACGCGAGCTACGGCCGCTGGCGGTCCCTCGTGGGCGCGGCGGTCGAGGGCGTGAAGCGGCAGGGCGTGACCCTGTCGGACGCCTACCTCGCGACGTACGTCGCCGCCGAGCTGGGGACCCACCCTCAGCTCCAGGGGCTCGACCCCTCCCCCTTCGTGGACACGGTCGACGGCCGGTCCCTCGCCGACGCCCTGACGCCGCCGCTCTTCACCGTGAAGCGCGCGCTGGCCGAGGGGCGCCAGGACGCCCTCCGCCTTGGGCTGGTGCGCGCGACGCGCGTCGTCTCCGAGGAGGTGCTGGACGCCCCGCGTCGTGCGCTGGGCGACCTCATGGCGAACGAGGACCGGGTCGACGGCTGGAAGCGCGTCATTGGTGCGAACCCCTGCGGGGCGTGCCTCGCGCAGGCCGACGGCCGCGTCCACGACCCGACCGACGCCTTCCATCGGCACGGTCACTGTCGGTGTGTCCGCGAGCCCGTCGTTCGCGGCGTCCCCGACACCTTCCGGCGGCCCACGGGCCGCGAGTTCTTCGACGGCCTCTCCCCCGAGGATCAGGCCGCGCTCTTCCACGGGCGCGGCGGGGCCGAGAAGGCGGACTTGATCCGCTCTGGGGCCGTGCCCCTGGACGCCCTCGTGCGACGCGAGGCCCAGGCCGTCACGCCCGATCAGTTCACGGAGGCGTCGCTCGACGACCTCCGCGCACTTGCCAACCGGCCGGGCGACCCCGGCCCCACCCCCACCTAGGAGGACGGCGCGATGCCGGACACCCTGAAGACGCCCGCGACGGGCGATGACCGCTTTACCTTCGACGGGTCCCACTGGACCGACACGCTCACCGGCCGCCGGTTCCCGCGCCTCGCGGGCGCCGAGGAGCCGCCCGAGGGCGAGAAGAAGCCCGAGGGCGAGAAGAAGCCCGAGGAGAAGGCTCCCGAGCCGAAGCCCGACGAGACGCTGGGCGACGCCGGGAAGCGCGCCCTCGACGCCGAGCGCGCCGCGCGCAAGGCCGCCGAGAAGGCTGCCGCCGATGCCCTCGCGAAGGTGAAGGAGTTCGAGGACGCGCAGCTCTCCGACCAGGAGAAGCTGACGAAGCGCGCCGAGGACGCCGAGAAGACGGCGTCCGACGCGACCTCGCGCCTCGCGCGCATCGAGGCCGCCGCGAAGGCGGGCCTCCCGTTCGACGCGGCCGACCGCCTGAAGGGCTCGACGCCCGAGGAGCTGGAGGCCGACGCCGTCGCGCTGAAGGCCCTCCTCGGCGACGGCACGGGCACCACACCGCCCGGCCCCCTCGACGGCGGCGCGAGGCCGCCCGCCCCGAAGCAGGGCTCCCTCGACGAGCGCATCGCCGAGGCCCAGGCGAAGGGCGACTGGAAGACGTTCGACCGTCTCCAGGCCGTGAAGCTCGCGAAGGCCCACATGGGCCAGGCGTAGCCCCCGGCCCCCTTCTGAGAGACAACCCCTCCAACTAGGAGCAAGACCTACACAATGTCCGGCATCACCGGCCAGGGGACGACCTTCAACCTCCCCAACTACACCGGCCGTCTCTTCACCGTCTCGCCGACCGAGACGAAGTTCCTGTCCATGATCGGCGGCCTTCAGGGCGCCGCCCCCGCCAAGTCGACCGAGTTCGACTGGCAGACGTACGACCTCCGCGCCGCCGCGATCCGTGGCCGCCTGGAGGGCGCGAACGCCCCCACCTCCGAGGAGCGCGTCCGGGCGAACGTGAACAACGTCCTCCAGATTTTCCACGAGGCCGTCGAGGTGTCGTACACGAAGATCGCGGCCGTCGCGCAGCTCGCCGGGGACTTCACCCCGAACGCGAACGAGGACAACCCCGTCGTGGACGAGGTCGCCTGGCAGATCACCCAGGAGCTGAAGATCATCGCGACGGACCTCAACCTGTCGCTGTTCACCGGCACCTACGCGAAGCCCGCCGACAACACCGCCCCGCGCCTGACGCGCGGCCTCGTGTCGGCCATCGTGTCCAACGTGTCCGCCAACGGCGGCACGCTGCGCGACCTCACGACC